AGACGAATTACTTGCATTGTTTGCTGGTACTAGAATTATAAGAATTGATACTAAAAAAGATTTAAAATTCTTTTCATCTGAAATGAATAGATTGTTAAGAGCTGTCGATGAAAACGAAAATTTTTACAATGTAAATAACTATAGAAATAATACTCCAAACGACATGGTTCAAACATTTAGAAACATGCAAGATGAAGCTTTTAAAATACAAAAAGATATGTACATCAGAGTTAAGGATTTGCAGTTATTAGATTTAGATGAAGATACTATTAAAGATATTATGGTTGACGCAGGGGTTAATAAAAAATTAGCACAATCTATTATTGATGGAGAATTTACTCCAGTCAATTATTCTGAAGCTAGATTTGAAACAAAAATTAAAACTATCGAAGATGAATTAGCAAAAGACATTGGTAAGTTTAGATTTAGATTAAATGAAGATTTTGTATTTCCAGAATTTGAACTTGATGATGTTATAGATGAATATGAAGATAAACAATTCTTTAAAGAAACTTATGATAAAGAAAGTAAACAATTTATAGGTGGTTATTATCCTGAAAGATTTGATTATAAAACAGATGATAGAGGTCTTTTAATAAAAGATGAAGAAGGTAACCCTATTCCAGAAGATGGATTTATTAAAAGAAATTTAAAAAAAATTTCACCTATTATTAAAAAAGGATTTAATAAATTAGTTAATCCTTTATCTGATGATTTTAGTATGCAAACACCACCATTACCGAATACACCACAACCACAAGTACAAATGGCTAGTAATATTAATCCAACAACAGGCTTGACACAAACTCAAGAAGCATTACTATCTCCTTCTGAACAAGTTATAGCTAAGAGGAATAGAACAGTATAATGGAAAATGATATTAACAGTTTGGGCGGTAAGATAGGCAAGTCCTATCGGGTTTCTAATGTAGCGGGGGTTACATTCTAATGGCAAAAANATCTGCATTACAACGAATTGATGATCATGAAAAACTGTGTAGGATTATGCAAAAACAAACTTTCCAACAAATACAAAAAATAGAAGATAGANTAACTCGAATAGAGAAGATGATATTAGGAGCTGCTGGTGCAATCATACTAGCGTTGCTTCTTAATATGATGAGCTAAAATAATGTCCCTTAAAAGACTAAACGAATTAGCCAATAGATTAAGAAATAATTTATTAAATATATATGCAAAAGAAGTTAGAACACCTAAATATAAAAAACGTGTAGTTAAATCAAAAAAAGTATATAATAGAAAAAAATATAAAAATGATGATTGGAGTGGAATAGTATGAACCTTTCCCGTAATTTTACATTAAAAGAATTAATTAAATCTGATACTGCAATTAGATTAAATATTCACAATGAACCTAACGGTGATCAAATAGATAAGTTAAAACAATTATGTGAAAATGTACTGCAGCCAGTACGTGATCAATTTGGTAGAGTAAAGGTGACTAGCGGATATAGATCACCTGAACTATGTAGAGCTATAGGAAGTAGCGAAAATTCACAGCATGCCAAAGCCGAGGCCGCAGACTTCGAAGTGTTGGGTGTGGACAATGCAGAAGTTGCAGATTGGATACATAAATTTTTAGAAACAGATCAATTAATTTTGGAGTTCTATACTCCTGGTGAGCCAAACAGTGGATGGATCCATGCAAGTTGGATACCATACCAACCCAGAAGACAATTCTTGCACGCTTATAGAGAAGATAAAAAAGTAAAATATAAACCGATTATTGGTAAAGCAGTAGATTTAGTGTAGTGGTGATTGATTTACTTACGGAACAAAAACAATCAAAAACCGAACCAATCTAGATAGAATGAGATAACTATCAGAGGCCCACTACTACCTCAATTTTATATCCAATCTCTTAACTCTTCTCCCAATACTTCTGATGCAATATTAATTTTTTTACGTAAAGCTTTTACAATCTTTTCATCAACAGTTTTTTCTGCTATTAGGTCGACGTATGTTACTGATTTTTTCTGACCTATTCTATGTGCTCTATCTTCTGATTGTAATCGCTTCTCTAGATCATAACCATTGGAGTAATAAATAACTGTATTTGCTTGAGTTAAAGTAATACCATATCCACCTGTCTGTGGTGTACCAACAAAGAATCTACAGTTAGAATCTTCTTGAAAACGTTTTATGTTTATTTGTCTATCTTCTTGTGGAGTTAATCCATAATAATCTACAACAGAATCTTCACCATATTCTTTAATAATAGCTTTTTTAATTTCTGACATATCTTTTTGATAATTAGCCCAGATAATTACTTTACCTTCAACTTCTTCTAAAACATTCATTAGTTCATTAACTCTNTTACTTTTAACGATTTGTGTACTACCATCATCAGCAGTAAAGTGACCACAAGTAATTTGATGTAATCTCATTAGTTGAGTAAGAACAGTCATACTGGTAGTTTGTTTACCATTCAATATAGCAAGAGCCATAGTCTTCATTTGATTATAAAGTTTTGTTTGTTCGTCTGTCAGTTCTATAGTTCTTTTTACATAAATCTTGTCAGGTAAATCTAAACAATCTTCTTTCAAAACACGATAAGAAAACTCTTTTAATTTTTCAGATAATTCACCAAGATTTTTAAAATAATTAACCACTTGTATTGACCTCCCTCTTGCATTGATTGTTTTCATTTCTGCATATCTATTTCTAAAAGCGTAGAATGATTGAAAGTTCAATAACCATGGACTTAAAAATTCACACTGAGAATAAAGGTCTAATGGGTTTTTAGTTACAGGAGAACCTGTCATGATTCTTTTATACTTAGCAATCGTAGATAATTCTAAAATATTTTTTGTTCTTTTAGCTGATGAATTTTTTATTGTTGTAGATTCATCAATAGCCATTATTGAATTATGTGTTCTTAAAAAAGACGCTGCAAAATCTTTACCCTTAGAAGTACTTAAAGCTTCCACATTCATTATTAAGATATGAAGTCTAGAGTCTACTTTAAATAACTCATCTAATTTTTCTTTTTGTTTTTTATTAATTAATGATTGCCACAATATGGACACAAATTCTATGTGGCCCGCAATGTGTGTAGGTATTTCTTGATTATGCCAAGTACCAATTACACCTTTAGGTGCAACAATTAAGGCACCATTAATTTTACCGTAGTCATAAAGCATCGACATATTATCAATCAATACTTTTGTTTTACCTGTACCCATCTCCATGAAATAGGCAAAGTTTTCTTTGTTCCACGATTTTTCTAACGCAGTTAATTGATGTGCGTAAGGTTTAGTTTTAAATTTATAATTCATAAATATTTTCTTCTTTCTGTATTGACATCTATATAATAGATGTTATATCTTTTGTCAATGTCAGAAAGAATAATTTATGTTGTACAAGAAATTGCTGGAACAAGAGCAGGCAATCCTAAAATAAATATTATGGGTGCTTCTCATTATGGTGAGTTTAAATTTTTGTTACCAGAATTTTCTCAAATGATTTTTTCTCCTGGCCCACTTATATATAAGTTAAGGCAAGGTTTAAAAAAATTTACAGACAAAGATTATTTACTACTTACAGGCGATCCTGCAATTATAGGTGTTGCATGTTCAATTGTTTCTGATATTACAAATGGAAAATATAATTTACTCAAGTGGGATAAACAAGAAAGAAAATATTATCCCATTAAAATTAATTTATACGAGAAAGGAGAAATAGATGAGTAATACAAAGATAGAAACTTTTACAGGGAGTGGTTCTATTAACTTTGAACAGGATAAAACAAATGTTTTAGATAGAAGTGATAATCTAAAAACTTTATCCGAAGAAGTTAAAAAGATGGACGAACTTACAGAAGAAATAAATCTTCTTGAGGAAAGAGTAAAAGATAAGAAAAAAGATTTAGACGTTATATCAGGAGAGGTAATTCCAACTATGATGTCAGAGATGGGTTTATCTCAACTCAGACTTATGGATGGTTCCATGATTGACGTTAAGCCGTTCTATAATGCTACTATAACACAAGCAAATAAAGAAGCGGCTTTTAACTGGCTTCGACAAAACGGTTTAGGAGACATTATTAAAAACGAAGTTGTAGTGTCTTTTGGACGTGGAGAAGACAACAAGGCAGCAGAATATGCTGAACTTGCGAAGGGTCAGGGGCTTCAACCTGCACAGAAATTAAAGGTTGAACCCATGACTCTGAAAGCGCTAGTCCGTGAGCGTATTGAGGCGGGTAAAGAAATGCCAACGGAAATTTTCAGCGTATACGTTGGAAATAAAACAACCATAAAAAGGAAAAAATAAATATGAACAAAGAAACAAACCTGACAAAAAAAGAAACTGCAGGAGCTTTATCAACTAATATGTTTGAAGCCGATGCAAATCAAGGTGCACAAAACATGGAGCAAGAAGATCTTGCTTTACCGTTCTTAAAAGTTTTAGGACAACTATCTCCTGAAATAAATAAAAAGCACGGTAAGTATGTTGAGGGTGCTGAACCAGGAATGATATTAAATTCTGTCACTAAACAATTGTTTGATGGCGAAAAAGGAATTAATATTATCCCATGTTCTTACGAGAGAAAATATCTAGAGTGGAAACCTAGAGAACTTGGAGGTGGTCTTGTTGGTATGTATACAGTAGATGATCCTGTTGTAAAAACAACTAAACGAGATCAGATGTATAGAGATGTATTACCTAATGGTAATTATCTTGAAAATACAGCAAATCATTTTGTTGTAACTACAGGTGAGAACCCAGGAACTGCATTGGTATCAATGACAAGAACTCAATTAAAAGTGAGTAGAACTTGGAACTCAATGATGATGTCAATTAAAATGCAGGGTAAGAATGGTTTATTTACACCGCCAACATTTAGCCATGTTTATAGACTAAAATCTGTTCAAATGTCTAATGACAAAGGAACATGGTTTGGTTGGGACATAAGTAAAGTTGGCCCTGTTACAGATAGTAATGTTTATTCTTTAGCCAAAGGATTTGCTGAGAAGATTGGTAAAGGTGAGGTTGAAGTAAAACACGACACTGATGTGGAAGCATCAGAAAAGTCACCATACTAAATAGAATCCTAGGTAGTGGGCGTTAATGCGAGAGTGGAGACGCCCACTTATAAAGATAAATTATGAATGATTTTAAAAATATATTTTCAGGTTTAGAACGTGCACATGGTGTCACTTACGTAGACAAAAAAGGTGCTGACGGAGAAAAGATAAAAGGTAAATCTTTTGTTCAAAGAAAAATGGTTACCGACGATATGTGGGAAAACCATTTGAATGGGATTGAACCTAGTCTTGGTATTATACCTATTGATGAAAACAATAAATGTAAATGGGGTTGTGTTGATATTGATTCNTATGCAGGTTTTGATCATAAAAAATTAATAAATAAAATTAAACAATTAAATTTACCNCTGGTAGTATTTAGATCTAAATCAGGTGGTGCACATGTATTTTGTTTTACAACCGTTCCAGTTGAAGCAAAANTAATGAGAGATAAATTAATTTCTGTTAGTGCAGTATTAGGTTATGGTGGATCAGAGGTTTTTCCAAAACAAGTAGAATTAAAATCAAAAGATGATACAGGAAATTTTTTAAATTTACCATACTTTAATGGCGATAAAACAACAAGATATTGCTTTAATGAAAATGCAGAAGCTGTTAATCTAGATGGTTTTTTAAACCTGTATCAATTAAATAAAATTACACCAGAACAATTAGAACAACTTCAAATTAAAAGACCAGAGTCAGAATTTAGTGATGGCCCACCTTGTTTAGAATCATTAACACAATCAGATATTAAAGATGGAAGAGATAGAATTGTTTATCAATACATTCAATATGCAAAAAGAAAATGGCCAGATGCTTGGCAGGGAAAAATTAATGCATTTAATTATAAATATTTTGAAAAACATCCTGAAGGGCCTTTGGATGATAAAATAGTTCAAGGTAAAATAAAATTTAATGATGGTAAAGATTTAGGATTTAAATGCAATGAAGATCCTATGTGTAATCATTGTGATAAAAATTTATGTAGAACTAGAAAATATGGTATTGGTGGGGATTCAGTATTTCCAATACTATCTGATCTACAAAAAGTAGATTTAGATGAACCATATTATTGGGTCAATGTAGATGGCGAAAGAGTTAAATTAGAAAATATAGATTACTTAATTGAACAAAGATTATTTAGAAGAACTGTAGCAAAACAAATAAATAAAAAACCAAAGAGAGTTACGGTCAAAGAATTTGAATCTTATGTAGATCAATTATTACAGGGTGTAGAAATAATAAAAGCACCAAAAGGATCTTCAATTATAGATCAGTTACAAGAACATTTAGAAGAGTTTTGTACAAACAGAACTGCAGCAGAAACAACTAAGAAAGATATTCTTAATGGAAATGTTTACACAGAAGAAGGTAAGCATAAATTTATATTTCATAAATTTTATCATGGACATTTACAGAGAAAGAAATGGCCTGAGAAACCACAGGTCACACAACAGATGTTAAAAGAATATTGTAATTGTAGTGATGATAGAATTGTAATTGGTAAGAAACGACCAAGTATCATGGTAGTAGATGCATTTGAAAAAGTAGAGAATACACATACACCTAAAAAACTAAAAGAGGATTCACCGTATTAATATGAGAACAATTGTATTAGGCCCACCAGGAACAGGTAAGACACATACACTTTTAGAAAAGGTAGATGATTATTTAAAAACAACAAACCCTGATCGTATTGGTTATTTTGCTTTTACAAAGAAGGCAGCGAATGAAGCTAGAGAAAGAGCTATGAAAAAATTTAATCTAGAAGAAGATGATCTACCTTATTTTAGAACTTTACATTCATTAGCCTTTAGAGAATTAGGTATAAAGAAAAATCAAGTAATGCAGAGAAGACACTATGAAGATTTAGGTAGAAAAGAAAATTTATTTTTAGATTATAATGATTATGATGAAGAGGAAACAGGATTGTTTACTACTAAAAGTGATTATCTAAGAATAATTCATTTAGCAAAACTTAGAAACATATCTATTGATAGACAATATAATTTAAAAGAACACAACCAAGACGTTGAATATAAAACACTCATTCATTTATCAGAGGAATTAAAAAGATATAAGAAAGAATATAATCTTATTGATTACAACGACATGATTTTAGATTTTATAAAATCAGATAAGTCACCAAGATTTGATGCAGTTTTTATAGATGAAGCTCAAGATTTATCTTTGATGCAATGGGACATGGTTAAAAATATTTGGGATAGAACTGTTGATTCTTTTATTGCAGGAGATGATGACCAAGCAGTATTTAGATGGGCTGGAGCAGATGTTGATAGTTTCATTGCTCAAGAAGGACAGGTGATACAACTAAAAGATTCCGTTAGAGTTCCACAAAAAGTTCATGGACTTGCTGATTCAATCATAAAAAGAGTTGGTAATAGAATAGATAAAAGTTGGAATCCAAAAAAACATGAAGGAAGATTATCTGTTTATGATACTTTTGAAGATGTAGATATGTCCTCTGGTAAATGGTTAGTATTGACTAGAACGAGATCTATGTTGGATCCATTAGAAGAGACTATGAGAGATAAAGGTTTGTATTATGAAAATAGATTTAAGAAACAATATGAAAAAAATATTCAAGAGGCAGCTATAAACTGGGAACACTTAACACAAGGACAGATGTTAGATGCAAAACAAATAGAAAATATTTCAAAGTATATGAGCAGTGAAAAATGGAACAAGGATAGATTGAAATCAATTGTAAAAAATAGTGTTTACAGTTTAGAACAATTACAAAAAGACTATGGTCTTAAAACAAATGAAGTTTGGTTTGAAGCTTTTGATCAAGCGGGAGATAAAAGAATTAATTATATAAGACGTATGAAACGTAATGGAGAGATGTTGAACCAAGAACCACGAATAAAACTATCGACTATTCATAGTGCAAAAGGTGGTGAAGAGGACAATGTTGTACTGCTCACGGATCTAACAACGAATACTAAAAAATCATATGACAAAAATCAAGATGATGAAACAAGATTATTTTATGTAGGTGCTACAAGAACAAGGGAACATCTACATATTATAAGACCAAAAAATGATAATAAATGTTACCCAATGGAGGAGGCTATATGACAAGTAAAGGTATGTTTGATGAAGCATTTCCACAAGATAGGCAGATAGGTGGGAATCACTATAAAGATTTTCACATACAACCCTATGAATTTATTTCTAAAAACAATCTTTCTTTTTTTCAAGGAAACGTAATTAAGTATGTTTGTAGGTATTTAAATAAAAACGGCATACAAGATTTAGAGAAAGTAATTCATTACTGTGAACTAGAAATTAAAAAAATAAAGGATATGGATGTCAAAGGAAAACGAAATAGGTAAAAACTGGGATCTACACTACAGAAAAATTTATGAACCAAAAATAAAAAGATTAACGGAACGATTTAATCAAGTCTATGATGAAAATCAAAGGATGAAGGAACGATTACAAAAATATGAGAGTCGTAGAATGATAGGATATTACAATAAAAAGGATAAAGATGAGTAAAGAAAAAGGTAGAAAATGGGATGGTCGATCAAGACCACCTACAGATCTCTATAAGAAAAACTTTGAAGAGATCTTTGGTAAAAAAGAAGAGGAAGAAAAAGAAAATAAAGAAGAGGAAAAAGAATGAAATGTTTTTACTGTAATGCAGAAGTTATTTGGCAGAGTGATTATGATGCTGAAGACATAAATGAGGAATCAGAATATACAATTGTATCTATGTATGACTGTAAAGAATGTAACAGTTGGTATGAAGTGTACTCACATAAAAAGGAGGAGAAATGGGCTGGCAAGAGTTCAAAGCAAGAGCAAGAAAAATAGAAGAAAACTTTGCAAAAAATTTAAAGGATCCTGTATGGGCCACTAGCAAACAGGATATGTATGAGCATTGGGATGTGCAAGGGACTTTGGATGGTCAGCTTTTAAAGTTTGATGTAAAAGGAATGAAGAAAGTAAATCGTTGGGATAATAAAACTCAAGATGATATTGCTTGGATAGAAGGAACTAATGTCAGAGGTTATCCTGGTTGGATAAAAGGTAAGGCAGATTATATTGTGTTTGAAAGACCAGAGTATTGGTTAATTGTAGATAGAGAAGAATTATTTAAATTTACATGGAGTAAATTAGAAGAGAACAATTTTAGAAAGGGAAAAAATATTTATGAAGTTTATCAAAGAGACGGTCGACTTGATAAAATTACTATGGTTCCTTTTAAAGATATTGAACAACTAACTAACGTAAAAAGGATAAATAAAAATGACTAAATTAATATTTAAAGCACAAACAGAATGGCTACCACCAGAAGAATTTCCTGATCTCAGCCAACACAATGAAATAGCGATTGACTTAGAAACCAAGGATCCTGAATTAACAAAGATGGGATCTGGGGCCATCATAGGTAATGGACAGGTTGTTGGTATTGCAGTTGCTGTAGAAGGATGGTGTGGATACTATCCAATTGCTCATGAAGGTGGTGGTAATATGGATAAGAACATGGTTCTTAAATGGTTACAAGATGTTTTGAATACATCTTCGGATAAAATATTTCACAATGCAATGTATGACGTTTGTTGGTTAAAAGCTATGGGTCTTAAAATAAATGGTAGAATTATTGATACTATGATTGCAGCAGCTTTATGTGATGAGAATCAGTTTCGTTTTGATTTAAATACTTGTGCTAAAAGATATACAGGTGAATCTAAAGATGAGACCGCACTATATGCAGCAGCAAAAGAATGGGGTATCGATCCAAAAGGAGAGATGTATAAACTACCTGCAATGTATGTTGGTCAGTATGCAGAAAAAGATGCATCCATTACATTACAACTTTGGCAGTTTTTAAAACGAGAAATAGTTAACCAAGATATAAATTCTATTTTCGATTTAGAAACTGAACTATTTCCTTGCCTTGTTGATATGAGATTCTTAGGTGTGAGAGTAGATATTGAATCAGCACATAACTTGAAACAAGAATTAGTAAAAGAAGAAAAAAACAACCTATACAAAGTACAAAAAGAAACAGGAATAGATGTTCAAATATGGGCAGCAAGATCGATTGCACAAGTTTTTGAAAAATTAAAACTACCATTTGATCGAACTGAAAAAACTCAGGCTCCATCGTTTACTAAAAACTTTTTGCAAAATCATCCTAATCCTATTGTTCAATGTATTGCTAAGGCTAGAGAAATTAATAAAGCACATACAACTTTTATTGATACCATATTAAAGTATTCACATAAAGGTAGAATTCATGCAGAAATAAACCAATTACGTGGAGATAATGGTGGAACAGTTACTGGAAGATTCAGTTATTCTAATCCAAATCTACAACAAATACCTGCACGAAACAAAGATCTTGGCCCAAAAATAAGATCACTATTTATTCCAGAAGATGGATGTAAGTGGGGTGTATTTGATTACTCACAACAAGAACCAAGATTAGTAGTTCACTACGCTGCATTACAAAATTTATATGGTGTTGATGATGTATTAGATTCTTATAGAAATGATCCTAATACAGACTTCCATACTATTGTTGCGGAGATGGCTAACATACCAAGGTCTCAAGCTAAAACAATTAACTTAGGATTATTCTATGGTATGGGTAAAACTAAACTACAAGCAGAACTCGGTGTTGATAAAGAAACATCTGATGCGCTATTTAAACAATACCATGATCGAGTTCCCTTTGTAAAACAATTGATGGATAATGTAATGCAAAGATCACAACAACGTGGTCAAATTAGAACATTACTTGGACGATTATGTAGGTTTCATTTATGGGAACCAAATATGTTTGGTATGCACAAAGCATTACCTCATGATCAAGCGATCTTGGAACATGGCCCAGGGATAAGAAGAGCCTTTACCTACAAAGCTTTGAATAAATTAATCCAAGGATCAGCTGCAGATATGACAAAAAAAGCCATGCTAGAACTATATAAAGAAGGTATAATACCTCATATACAAGTACATGATGAATTAGATTTATCTATTGAATCTCAGGCACATGCTGATAAAATAAAAGAAATTATGGAACATGCAGTAGAGTTGGAAGTTCCTAACAAAGTTGATTATGAGTCTGGCCCTAATTGGGGAGAAATAAAATGAGGAACTATTATGGCATACTTAAATGCAAACATACCCCCGATCTATTGCAANGTAAGGAAGGAGTATCTTTATGATCTTAAAGAACATCAAGGAGAGTCTAGTGACTGCGTTATCTTTGGTCTTGTCTCTATATCAGGTCGTGCGCTCTTATTTAATATCATGCTACCCAATGGTGCGTGCTATTGGCGTTTGCCTATCTCAGCGTTTTTCCAAAAATCGTATGACCGAGCCGA